CATCAATGACACCAATTTTGTCTTTTCTGTACCCGAAGATATCACTGTAACTAGTCCAATTGATGCTGGACAGAGCCCAACATCGCAAAATCCCGCTAGAACTGCCAAGTTTAGCGGAGTTTCGGTTTATCAAGGCACATTTTTAACAAGAAGCTTCGTTGCTAACGGAAGTTCAGAGCAAAGATTCCTCTTAGACAACCCAGGAATCGACTTAGATACCCTAAAAGTCATTGTAAGGCGGTCTGGAGCGTCTGCAGGTCTTCAATTTTCTAAAGTTGACAATATTATTGATGTAAAGAGTGGGTCAAACATCTATTTGCTGCAAGAAACGGCAAATGAGACCTATGAGATTCTCTTTGGTGACGGTATTTTTGGTACAAAGTTGAATAATGGTGATCAGATCGATGTTTCGTTCATTCTGACTGATGGAAAATCAGGAAATGAGGGCAAAAACTTCTCATTCTCTGGCAGAATTGTTGACGACTCTGGTAATCCCGTCGCAACACCCTCTACAGTCAATGTAATCACCTCTCAGCCCGCCCGTAATGGCGGTGATATCGAGTCAATTGACTCTATACGATACTTCGCACCTAGACTCTACTCAGCGCAGTCTAGAGCGGTTACACCGAAGGATTACGAAGCTATCGTTCAAGACATTTATCCTAACGCAGAGTCCATTTCTGTTGTTGGTGGAGAAGAATTAGACCCACCAGAATTTGGAACTGTAGTTTTAAGTATCAAACCCAAAGGCGGAACATTTTTGTCCGACTTTACAAAGACAACTATTCTATCACGATTAAAGCAATACGGTATTGCAGGTATCAACCAAAGAATCAAAGATCTGCAGATTCTTTATGTTGAACTTGATGCTTCTGTCTACTACAATAATAGTATTCTAGATGATGCAAATAGTTTGAAAGGAGAAGTTACGGAATCTCTTACACAATACGGCAAATCTACTAACCTGAACGCATTTGGAGGTAGATTCAAGTTTTCCGAAGCTCAAAGAATCGTTGATCAGACTGATCCTTCAATTACCTCCAATATTATGAAGGTAACTATGAGAAGAGACCTCAAAGCTCTTGTCAATCAGTTTGCTCAATATGAATTGTGCTTTGGTAATCAGTTCCACATTCTAGAAGGTGGCGGAACAATCAAATCTACTGGATTCCAGATTGATGGATTCCCAGAAACTGTGTATATTTCTGATATTCCTAGAGATGATGGAAGGTTTGGTGATCTTGCTATCTTTAAACCTTCACCTGCAGCAGGTGAACCCGCCACAGTTGTTGTTAAATCTGCAGGAATTGTAGATTACCTTAAAGGTGAAGTAATTATTAACACAATTAATATCGATGGTACAGTTAGGGGTAACAATATCGTTGAAATTCAGGCTTATCCTGAATCAAACGATGTGATTGGATTAAAGGATCTTTATCTTGCATTAGACATGTCAAATACCAAGATAAATATCGTGAGAGACACGATTTCCTCTGGTCAGCAAATTTCTGGCATTGGCTATCAAATCACTTCTAGTTACTCCAACGGAACGCTAATCAGACAGTAGGATGATCGAAACATATTCGCCCCTAAGTCCTCGGGTTAAAACCTATCAGACGGTAAGTCAGACAATACCTGAGTTTGCTACTGCTGAAAATCCGTATTTCACAAAATTTTTAGAGCAATATTATATTTCTCAAGATTTTCGTGGTGGTCCAGCTGACATCATCGAAAACCTTGATGCTTACATTAGTTTAGACAATTTAACCAAAGATGTAATCAGAGGAACCTCTTCTTTGGGGTCTTCTATCACTGCTACTGACGATACTATCGTTGTAGATGACACAGATGGATTTCCTGAAAAGTTTGGTCTCTTACAAATCAATGATGAGATCATTACTTACACTGAAAAGACCCAAACTTCATTTACTGGGTGTACTCGTGGATTCAGTGGCATCACATCTTACAGAAGAAGGAATGATCCCTCAACTTTAATATACGAGGACACTACTGCTGCAGCTCATGAGTCTGGTGCAAGTGTTAATAACCTTAGTTCTTTATTTTTAAAAGAATTTTATAGAAAATTAAAAGCAATCTATGCTCCTGGTCTGGAAGGTGTAACTTTATCACCAGATTTGAATGTAGGAAACTTTATTAAGGAAGCTAGAAGTTTATATGAATCAAAAGGAACTAGAGCTTCCTTTGTCATTTTATTCAAAGCATTATTTGGTCTCGAACCAAAAATTAATGACCTTGAAAAATATCTAATTAAACCGTCATTTGCAAATTATGTCCGTAGAAAGAGTATTTCTGTAGAAGTGCTCTCAGGAGATGTTCTTAAGATTGCTGGTGAGACTCTATTCCAAGATAATGACGAAAATAATGATAAGATTAATGCAGCTTCTGGTCCTATCTCAGAAGTAACTCAAATTAGAGATAATTTTTATAAGTTATCGCTTTTTACTGGTTTTGATGAACGATCACTAACTGATGGTACATTTGTTGTTGCTGGTAGAACTAAAAATATAGGAAAAGTTGGTTTGGGCGCAACTGTATTGACAGTTGACTCTACCATTGGATTTTCTACTGCAGGAAAACTCGAAATTGGTTCTTCCTCAGACAATTTTTATCAAGAACTTAATTATACTACAAAAAGTGTAAACCAGTTCTATGGTGTTGACACAACCACCGTAGAAATTCCTGATAATTCGACTATTAGTGCTCCCACAGTTGTATATGGTTATGAAAATGGCGATTTAACCAAAAAAGTAGAAATGAGAGTCACTGGAATCATTTCTAAGTTTAAATCTAACCAACCTCTTCGTAATTTAAACTATGGGTCTGATATTCGAGTAAGAAATTTAGGTAGATATTTTGATTCTGATGCTGGAACCTACGAATCTATATTTTTCAACAGCTGGATTTACAATACATCAACTAGATTCTTAATTGAGAATGCTTCTGGTTCAAACTTCACTATTGGTGGATATATTGATCCTAATTCGTTAAATGTTGGCGATACCGTGGATATTCTTCGTAGAAGAGAAACCACTGTGGTTGCCTCGGATCTAAAAGTAACAAATATCAACAGAATTACTAATTCAATTACTGTTAGCGGCAATGTTGGCACTCTTGATCCAAATTTTGATCATGATTTAATCAGAAGACAGAAAAAAGCATCATCTACTATCGTTCCTATTCTTGGCGGCGACGATCAGTTGTTAGCTGATATTAATAATGCTTATATTTCCGACGAATCCGTATCTGCGAGTGGAAAACGCGAAGCTTTTGTCGCATCTAGCTCTCTCCCCAGCTATCCTATCAACATTGATAAAGTTCACGCCAAATTAACTAATCCAACTCTGGCATTAGGTAACTGGCAGGGATTTGATTCTGTTGAAAACGGATATTCTATCATTTCATTCAACAATGCCGTTCCTTTCCAGACTGGTGATGAAATTGCGTATGTTCCTGGATCAGGAACTCCTGGAATCGGTGGAATTGATCAAGGTAAGACATATTTTGTTGAGGTTCAATCATCTAACAACAAAATTAAGCTTTATCAGTCAAGATCGTTTATTAAAGCTAATCTTCCCCTCTATTTCTCACCCCCACTTTCTGGAGCCACTGGAGAGCATGATTTTGTTCTCGCATCTCAAGCAAGAAGAAGTATTTTCCCATCTAGACCAGTTCGTCGCTTCGTTTTAGAGCAAGATCTTACTAGTGGTAAAGAATTACAGACAACATCTGAAAGAACTGCAGATGGTAATACTGCAATGCTCGTAAATGGCACAGAAGTGCTGAATTACAAGGGTGCAGATGTAGTTTACTTTGGTCCACTTGAGAGACTGAATATTCTAAATGCTGGACAAGATTATGATGCTCAAAATCCACCAAACATCGTTATCACTGATGAAACTGTTAGTGTAGCAAACACTGCAGGTGCAGTAGCTGTTGTTAGTGGTAATGTAAAGAATATTTTTATTGACCCAACAGAATTTGATATTGACAAGGTTACAAGTATTGAAATCTTTGGTGGAAACGGTTCTGGAGCGATTGCAAGGGCATTCTTAGAAGAAAGATTTAGAGAGGTCTTCTTCTCTGGTGTCAGCACCAATCTTGGCGGTAACACACGCTCTTTTAACGATACTATTGCCTTTGATAATGATCATAACTTCTCAGATGGTGAAAAGGTCATCTATGACAGTAATGGTGGGGCAAATCTTGGTATTGGAACAACTGGACCAGCAGATGCAACATTATCTCTTTTCAATGGTCAAGTATATTTCGCCAATGTCAAGAGTCCTAAAATTATCTCTTTACACAACAATAAAAACGATGCTGTTACAGGTGTCAACAGCATTACCTTTGATGAGAACGCTCTCATAGCTAATACTGGTGTTCACTTCTTTAGAACAGCAGAACAAAGAACAACAATTGGCAAATTAATCGTTGAGGATCCTGGTGAAGGATATTCCAACAGACATCTTGCTGTAAAACCTGTTGGCATCAATACAGCAAACAATTGGGTCTATTTTGAGAGACATGGTTGGAAAAATGGTGATATTGTAAATTACACCTACGATACAACTCCAGTAAGTGGTATTGACTCGTCTAAACAGTATAAAGTTCTCAAATTAGATGAGAATAGATTTAGACTCGCAGAAGCTGGTAATAAAGGCGATAAAGTAGGAATTTTAACTAATTTCTTAAAACATGACAATGTTATCTTTGAAACTCCTGGATCTGGATTCCAAAGATTCTTTAGTCCTGAAATTAAGTGTAATGTTAACATTCTGACGAAAGATAGTCAAGAAAAGACACTGGTTGCTACTCCTGTCGTTAGAGGTGAGATTGTAGACATTCTTCTCTATGAACCAGGTGAAAACTATGGATCAAACATCGTAAGTTTCAATAATGCTCCTAATATCTCCATTCCTTTTGGATCTCTTGGTCAAATTGGTTTAGTAATTGCAAATGGAAAAATTAGTGATGCTTTTGT